GCTATGGTTTTTTATGGCATGCCAGTGTTAGCAGAAAACAATAAACCTAGACTTTTGTATCACCTAAAAAACAGAGGTTACAGAAAATGGAGCATAAATAGACCAGACAAACACAAAAACGATCTATCTAAGGCCGAAAAAGAACTAGGTGGTATACCATCTTCACCTTCTGTAATATCAATACATGCAGAGGCTATAGAGAGCTATATAGAACAAAACGTTGGCTTCGGAGAGGAAGGTACTGGAAACATGTACTTTACGAGAACCTTGCTTGATTGGGCCAACTACGATATTAACAAGAGAACAAAGTTTGACGCTACTGTTAGCTCAGGCTTAGCCCTTATGGCAAGCCAAAAGTATGTCGTTCAAGCCAAAAGAAAAAATACAGAAATTAATGTTAACTTTGCAAGGTATAATAATGGCGGCATTGTTAGCTCTATTATAAAATAAAAGTATGCAAGGATCTACGGGAAGATACATTATAGGATTTCCCAATCAATTAGCTTCTGATGCCGAAAAAGCATCTAAGGAATATGGCCTTATGGTTGGGCGTGCAATAGAGTCTGAGTGGTTCAGAAAAGAAGGCGGTCAATCTAGATTTTACAACAATAGAGATACTTACCACAAGCTACGAACTTATGCTATGGGAGAGCAATCGGTTCGAAAATACAAAGACGAGCTTGCTATAAATGGAGACATTTCTTATTTAAACTTAGACTGGACGCCAGTTCCAATCATACCAAAGTTTGTTGACATCGTAGTAAACGGAATTTCAAATAGATTGTTTGATGTCAAGGCAGAGGCCGTAGATCCAGTTTCTTCAAACAAAAAGGCAATGTACAAGAATCGCATTCAAACTGAAATGCGAAACAAAGAGGATTTTGAGGAAATAGGCGCATTGCTTGGCAAGAATATGTTTTCTACGCAACCAGATATGTTGCCTGAGACTGATGATGAGCTTGATTTGCATATGAAGATTGATTACAAGGATGATATCGAAATAGCTCAAGAGAAATCAATTGAAACTACTTTCAAGTACAACAATTACGATTTAACAAAAAAGAGGATTGACGAAGACTCAACTGTTTTAGGTATATCAGCCGCAAAGCACTCCTTTAACAGACACGAGGGTATAAGAGTTGAATATGTAGACCCAGCGGATTTGGTATACAGCCCTACTGAAGACCCGTATTTTGAGGATTGCTATTATTTTGGTGAGGTTAAAAATATCAATATAACTGAGATTAAAAAAATAGATCCATCATTAACCCAAGAGGAAATTGATGAAATAGCTAAGGCATCGTCAAAATTTGACGCATACCAAGGCATGAGGGGTGGGTATAAGACAGACAACTTTGATTATAACACAGCTACATTGCTGTACTTCTGTTACAAGACGGATAAGAATATCGTATATAAAAAGAAAAAAACCACAACTGGAGGAGAAAAGGTATTAAAGAAAGACGATCAATTCAACCCACCAAAAACAGAGCAAGCACGTTTTGAAAAACTATCTAAAAGAATTGACGTATGGTACGAAGGTGTACTTGTTCTAGGAACAAACAAAATCCTCAAGTGGGAAATGATGAAAAATATGGTGCGACCAAAAAGCTCAATGGAGAAGGTTTATGCTCCATACGTTGTCAGTGCGCCAAAAATGGACAGAGGTCAAATTGATTCACTAGTAAAAAGAATGATTCCTTTTGCTGATCAGATCCAGCTATTGCACCTTAAATTACAGCAAGTCGCCTCTAAGATGATACCAGACGGTGTTTTCATAGACATAGATGGTCTTTCGTCAATTAACTTAGGTAATGGTGCATCATACTCTCCTCAAGAGGCTCTAAATCTTTATTTCCAGACAGGATCTGTTTTAGGTAGAAGCTATACAGAAGAGGGTGAGTTTAACAGCGGTAAAGTTCCAATTCAAGAACTAACTTCGTCTGGGGCCAATTCTAAAATAAGCTCATTGATTAACATGTACAATTATAACCTAAACATGCTACGAGGAGTTACTGGTCTAAACGAGGCTAGAGATGGATCTATGCCAGACTCAAACGCACTAGTTGGGGTTCAAAAGCTAGCTGCATTAAATTCAAACACAGCCACAAGACACATACTAAGATCAGGTTTATTTACAACACAAAGGCTATCGGAGTGCATTGCTTACAGAATATCAGATATACTAGAATACTCTGACATGAAAGAGGACTTCGTGAAGAATATCGGAAGACATAGTGTAGATATTTTAGATGAGATTAAAGAGCTGCACTTACACGATTTTGGTATTTTTATAGAGTTGCATCCCGATGAAGAGGAGAAGCAAATGCTTGAGCAAAATATTCAAACATCTTTATCCGCAGGAAAAATTGATATCGATGATGCTATTGATATTCGTAGCATTAAAAATGTTAAAATCGCCTCACAGCTTTTAAAAGTAAGAAAAAGACGTAAAGAGAAGCTTGACAATAAGCGCCAGCAAGAAAACATAGCGTTGCAAGCAGAGGCTAATCAACAAGCGGCTATGGCTGCTGAACAAGGGAAGCAACAAACAGCTTTAGCTAAAATGGAAGCAGAAGCTAAAATAAAACAACTAGAGGCGGAGCTAGCGTTGCAAAAAATGCAACAAGAGTTTTACTACAAAACTGAACTTATTAAAATACAAAAGGGTATTGAGGGTCAGATTAAGGCTTCAGAAATTCAAATGCAAAGAAGCAAGGACGAGTATAAAGAAGACAGAAAAGACAGGAGAACTGCAAAGCAAGCTACACAACAATCTAAATTAATTCAACAACGACAGCAAGACTTAGATCCAATAGATTTTGATGGTCAAGATGCTTTGGGCTCAGGCATGGAGGGAATCGTCGGCATTGATTAATTTTATAATTTTGCAACAATAATATAATTTAATATACATGGAATGGAAAATGAGAGTTTTGGACGATCAGGGAAACCCTATTGAACCAAAACAAAAAGAGGAAGCAGTTCAACAAGAACAACCTGAGGTTCAGGAAGAACAAGTTGAGGCTCCTCAAGAAGCAATTGAAGAACAAAAAATAGAAAAACAAGATGCCGTACAACAAGAAGAAAATGTCGAGCAGCAAGCCCAAAATGAAGAAGGCCAGCAGCTACAAGAAGAAAAGCAAGAAGTAAAAAAGCCATTTGAGCTTGACGACAGCACAATATTAAGTTATTTAAAAGATAGACATGAGCTAGAGCTTGAGTCTATAGACGTTCTTAAAAATACTGAAAAAGCACAAGAGCAATCTTTACCTGAAGATGTTGTAAAGTTCATGGACTTTCAAAAAGAAACTGGACGTTCAATCGAAGACTTTGCAAGGCTACAGCAAGACTGGTCGCAAGTTAATGAGGAAACACGTTTGCGTGAATATTACAGAATAACAAAACCTCATCTAGACTTAGACGAAATTGATTATCTTATTTCAGAGCAGTTCAGTTTTGATACTGATCTAGACGATGAAAAGGATATCAAGTCTAAAAAGATTGCCTACAAAGAAGAATTATACAAAGCTACTAGCTACTTAGAATCTCAAAAGGAAAAATATAAGGCTCCACTTGAGTCAAGAGAAGCTGAGATTTCCGAAGAGTACAAAGAAGCTTTTAACTTTTATAATAAATACAGAGAACAATCTGAGCAAGAACAAAAAGCTCAAGAGGAACGCTCCAAAATCTTCACAGAAAAAACAAATAATCTTTTCTCTAGTGAGTTCAAAGGTTTTGAATTTAACGCAGGAGACAAGAAGCAGGTTTTTAAACCATCTGATGTAAACAAGGTTAAAGAAACACAGTCTGATATCAGCAATTTCTTTAGTCAACATTTAGATGAGAATGGTGTAGTGAAAGATATTAATGCGTACCACAAAGCATTGTTTGCAGCACAGAACGCTGACGCTATATTTAAGTTCGCTTATGAACAAGGTAAAGCGGATGCAACTGACGGTATAGTCAAAGAAACAAAGAACATCGATATGAATGTTCGTGAAAACGTAAAGGTCGATACTAGCGGAACAAAGTTTAGAGCCATTTCAAGTGATGATGATTTCTCGTTTAAAATAAAAAAAAGATAATTAATCATTAAAAAACTTTTAAAATGAGTGTAACTATTTCTGGAGTACAGGGTGCATTAACTCCCGCTCCATCAAAGGCGACTTTATCGTCTAACTATCTAGGTTCTGCTATTGAGTTTACTTCTCAATACTTACCTGATGTATACGAAGCAGAATTTGAAAAGTACGGTAACCGTTCTGTATCTGCTTTTTTAAGAATGGTAGGAGCTGAGATGCCCTTCCAATCTGATGTAATCCAATGGTCTGAGCAAGGAAGACTTCACTTGGCTGTGACTGGCGCAACTAGAGCTGCTGATGTTATCACGTCAAATGGACACCCTTTCCGTGCAAACCAAACAGTAATCATTTCTGACGGAACTGACCAAGACAAAGCAATTATCACATCTGTAACTACAAACACATTTACTGTTGCTTCTTATTCTGGAGCAAACTTAGCTGCTGCTGTAGGAACAACTGGATTAAAAGTATTTGCATACGGTTCTGAGTTCAAGAAAGGAACTAGTGGAATGACTGGCGCTTTAGAAGCTCCTAAAGACATCCAAACTACTAACCCTATCATTATTAAAGACAAGTATGAAGTCAATGGTTCTGATATGGCGCAGATCGGATGGATCGAGGTGACTACTGAGAACGGTGCTACTGGATACCTATGGTACTTAAAATCAGAGCATGAAACTCGTCTACGTTTCGAAGACTACATGGAATTATCTCTTATCGAAGGAGAGCCTGCTGTTGCTTCATCTGGTGCTGAAACTGCTGGATACAAAGGAACAAAAGGTTTATTCTACGAAATCGAAAACAGAGGAAACATTGCTACTGGTTCAATTGCTGCTCGCACTGACTTAGAAGAGCTTATCAAAGTTCTTGACAAAGAAGGAGCGATCCAAGAGAATGTTCTTTTCGTTAACAGAACTAAATCTTTTGAGATTGACAATGTACTTGCTGCACAAAACAGCAGCGGTGCTTCTACAAGCTCTTACGGTTTATTCGACAACGATGAAGAAATGGCAATCAGCCTTGGATTCAAAGGATTTAACTTAGGATATGATTTCTACAAAAC